CCCCAGTTAACCTAATTAATTCGGGGGCAGTTAACCGTTAACCTCTGTTAACCAACTTTCCAACCCGGCCAGTAACTCTTTCCCGCGGGTTTCCGACCCCGTACCCCCCGAATACCCCCAGGGTCCCCGGCGGTTTTCGGCGCCCCGTCGCGATTCGTCACCCCTGTTCGCCACTGGCAGGTGGCACTTCGGAAACGCCCAGCCGCTTGGCGGCCCAGCGTTCGTAAAGACCGATGGCCACATCAGCACCGGCCATCGCGGTCAGGCAACCCAAGCTGCCGGCCGTCCAGATCGTCATGCCCGCACCGATCATCAGCATCATCGCCGAGACCCCGCAGACAATGCAGGCACCGGACCGAAGCGCCAGTCGCCGCAACAACGCCCAGCCCCGCGCCCCGTCCTTGTCGGCTCGCCACATCTCTCCCGACACGCCACCGACCAAGGCCAGGACGATCACTAACCAGATTGGCATCTCTGCCAGCGCTTGTTGCTCGTTCGTCATCGCCCTACTCCATAAACGCAAAAACCCGGCGCAATGGCCGGGTTTGGTGTGTGGTGCTTGCCGCTCTTTGCGGTCGCACCTATCGAAGATGGGTACTTTTTACAGGTGGATTTTACTGGCAGCAAGCTAGTTTTAATGCCATGGAGCAATACGGGTGCAACGTGGGTGTGACGCAGGTGCAACAGGGGTACAACGCATTCAATCGGCTATCGCTTCTGGTGCCCTGTCCTACCTGTCCCACTAAGCAGGGTCGAAGTAGGACAGCTACAGGCGCCTAAATTTGGGGCTCTGCCCTACTGTCCTACTTTATTTACTCTTTTCTTGTGTATAGAGAGAAAGCTAAAAGCACGCGTGCGCGCCATGAGCGCGACTACGTGCCCGCTATGCTTACGTGTGCATGGGGCGGGCAGAGGTTGGACAGTAGGACAGTCCAGCAACGACGCGGCCTGCACCTGTCCGACTGCATTAAATGGCAGTCGGACAAGGCCGGACAGTAGGACAGCGGCAGCGGAGTGATGCCAGGTTTCATGCAGCCTTACCCATCAGCATGGCCTGAATGAACTCATGAGCTTCGTGCAACCGCATGTAGTAGGTTCGAGAGCTGCATGCACAGTGCAGAAGCTTCTGCGAAAGGAAGCTTTCCTGGTTGCAATAATGCTCCAACACAACCAAGGCAAGCCGGGGCGGCAAGTGCTTGTGAACAATCAGCTCGATATCCGCCGACTCATCCAGCAGCACCCGACTGCCGCGAGTTCCGCGTATCAGCTCGCCCTTGCACTCCATCAACATGGCGATCATGTTGCCGCCAGTCGATCCGCCGTAGGTCACAGTCATCGGAGAATGCAGATCCTGCGCCCAGAGCTTGAGCATCTCATCAACTCGCTTAATCAAAGCAAGGCTCCTCTACCAAGGGCGCCTGCAACGCAGACACACGCCCCCAAGTCGCGGGCTTCTGATAGGCCCATTGCCGGATGCCGCTCTTTGCCAACGCCGGCATGCGCTTCTTCCGCCAGCCCAGGCGATGCATGATCGCACCAACCCGCATTTGCTCCGGCTTGCCCCAATGGCCGTAGTCCAATTTGAGGGCTTGGGTCAGGATCTCGTTGCCGGTCGCGGTTTCGCCGATCTGCGACTCCTCTAACCAAGTCAGGATCGGCCCTTCCCATTCGTCGACAACGAAGCGCTCGTCTTGGGCTTCAGCGAACATCCAGGACTCGTCTTTCGTCACCCACCAGATATCGCCGGCCTCGAAGCAGAACACCGCTTCAGCCCACAGCTGGTCGCGAATCTCGCGCAGTGTTTCCAGGTCGACCTTGTTGCAGAACACCGGCCAGTAACGCCGGTTGCCGGTAGCGTCCTTGAGGTATTCCTCTTGGTTGGTGGTCCCCACGAACACACACTGGCGTGGCACATCGTTTGTTCTGCGGCCGTAGCTTTCGCGGTAGGTGTCAGTGGACGCTGAGAAGAACTGCTTGGCCTTAGTGCTTTCAGCCTTGTTGAAGCTGTCCAGCTCCCCCAGTTCGACAATCCACTTGCCGCGAATCGCCTGGAAACTGTCCTTGTCGCCGAGGGCAAAAGGCGTGTCCATGAACCACTCGCCACCGAGAATGCCCATGGCCGTGGACTTGCCTTCACCCTGCCCGCCTTCAAGGATCATCACCGAGTCAGCCTTGCAGCCAGGACGCATCACCCGAGCCACCGCCGAGATCGGCCAGCGCTTGCCGACTTTGGCCGAGTATTCGTTGGCATGGACCCCAAGCACGTCCGTCAACCAGGTTTCCAGCCGAGGCACGCGATCCCATTCGAGCTTTTCCAGATACTCACGCACCGGGTGAAAAGAATGGTCGTGGGCAACCACGCTGACCGCCTCAATCACATGGGACGCTTTGACTCGCAGGTTGTATTGCTGCGCGAGCCACTTCATCACCCGCATGTCATCGATGTCGGCCCAGTCGCCAGCACCGCCGCCAAAGGGCGCCGACCGAAGCTTGACAATCTTGGAGCTGAACACGCTGTAACCAATGACTCCTGCCCAGCGCTCGTCATTGCCCAAAATCAGCTCGACGTTTTGCATGTGCGCAATCAGAGAGCCGTTTTCGGTGCGAGCCAGTTGATCCTTCCAACCACCCGCTGCCGGAGGTTTGACCACCGCCAACACCTGGCGGCGGACAGCCTCCAAACCTTCAGCAATGTGCAGATCGTTGAAGTCAGTCCACTTGATTTCGCGCTCGCCAGAGAAGACTGGCGCGACTACCTGGCCACCGACGATCAACCCAGCATTGTTGGCTTTTTCCTCACCTGGGTTCCACGGATCGCCATTCGGACGCTTCGTCTTCCAGTCATCATCCCGGCAGAGGATCAGCGGGCAACCGGGAAAACGCTCACGCATGGCCTTGGAGACAGGTAGCAAGTTGCCCGCATCGAAGGCAATAGCGACCGTCAGAGAGGTCGCCATGTGCAGACTGGCGCCTGTAGCGTAGCCCTCACAAACGAGTACTGGCTCCCCTGGCTCGGCGTGCGGGCCGATCAAATGAAAAGCACCCTCTTTCGACATGCCGTAGGGCCAGTAGGCTTTGTCACGACCGGTGTCGTCTTGCTTTGCCGGGAAGATCACCTGCAGGCCGACGATCTGATCCCGCACGTTGCACATAGGCACCAAAAATGCGCCGGTACGTGGCGCATAGCGAACCTTGAACCCAACGATCTGCTTTCGATCCAAGTAGGCGCTCTTGCCCTTTTCCGGCATGCGCTTGAACAAGCCGGCTGCACGGTTGGCCGCTCGCCGTGCCGCGTTGGCCGCTACTTCTGCGGCCTTACGCTTGGCGTCTTCCTGCCGAGCACGCATGACTTCGCGCTCTTCCGGACTCATGCGCCCGGCCTTCACCTTGATCTTTTGCGACTCGCCCGAGCGCCAGTCACCAAAGCTGCCGAAGATCAGCGTTTCGTTCTTCTCGGTGCGATGCTCGTGGACGACGTACCAGCCGTTTTTTTCCTTGCCCTTGTCCTGGGCGGTCTTGCACCTGGTGAGCTTGCCAAAGATCAGCGGCTGTTCAGGTTCAAGGCCGTAGTCTGTGAATTGATTCAATACCTCATCGAGCATGCCGGGCCTCGCGCGCTTCGTCGATAGACTGGCAGATGACGCACTGGGTGCATCCCGGCAGAGCCAACCGACGCGGCTCCGGAATAGGTCCGTCGCAACCTTCACAGAACAGAAATGAATGCGCCACCAAGGCAGGCTTGGCGGCGTTCCGTGCAGCCAGCGCCTGATCAAGCCGCTCCTGTACTAGATCATTAGCAAAATCTGCGATGTCAGCCATTGTTGGCACCCCGCGTTGTTTGATTAACGTAGGTGGCGCGGTTGAACATCCCCAGCAGCCCTTGAATGCCGCGAAATACCTGTAGGCGAATTGCGGCCAGTTCGTGATCCGTCACCACGCCGTCGCCGATGCTCTTCGCCCAGGTATCAGCCAAGTCAGCCACCTGCCGAAAATACTCAGCTATGCCAGTGGTCAAGGTTTCGGGCATATCGTTGGTATATGTGCCTCCGCCAATTCCTGCCAGGTCGTATCCCCCACCAGCGCGTGCACCGCATCCAAAATGCGACGGTCCTTGGTCAGCTCCAGAATTTCGCCGAACTCCTGAATGTTCACTGCATGACCGGGGTGGGTTGGAGACAGCTTGTGCTGCAGTGTGGTGGCGTTTCTGCCGATGGTGGCGGCAATTGCAGCAGCGCCACCGGGGTAGTCCCGAGCAGCATGGTAAAGCGCCAAATCGAGCGGCAGGATTTCCCGCTGTGCTCGTTCAACGCAACTCAGAGCAATTCGGCTCATGGCATTAATCCTT